ACGTAATAGATTATTAACTTTTTAACTTACCATGAGGGAATAGAGAAGAATCTCTCTATTCCCTTCTTTTTTATAAAATATATCAAATGGCACACGTTATAGATATACTGATCATCCCAACTTACGATCTTACTACCTTGGCAGTAATGGATAATTCCACTTATGACGGAGCTCCTCCTACAGTTACTCTCACTATAGAAGTTCCGGGATTTGATACAGCAGTTGGATTACCTTTTACAGTGAGCTCGTTGAATATATACGACTCTGTGGATTTAGGAATATCTACTGCAGTTGAGAACCTCCCGGATGGGAACTATTGTATCTCCTATATGATAGATGGGGAAACTGAAGCCTCTGTCACTGCGAGGATTATGAGAGAGGATGCTCTTCAGCAGAAGTTTGATGAAGCTTTCCTCAAACTCGATATGACAGAATGTGACAGGGCTATCAAGAAGCAATCCAAGGTTAATTTAATGAGTATTTATTTCTTCATGCAGGCAGCAATGGCTGCTTCTAATAATTGTGCTATTGTAGATGCTACGAGACTTTACACTCAGGCTGATACAATGCTGAATTCTTTTATATCGGAAAATTGCGGATGTTCTGGAAATAATTATACAATAACCTTCTCATAATGGCTAATTGCAAAAATTGTGGCAAACCAGTAAGTTGTGGTTGTCAATTGATTAATGGCTTATGTGCAGCTTGCAGAAAACTTAAGAAAGGAGCAACAAATGTTACAGCCAAGGCTTACCACTTGTCCAGAATGCACTGACATTCCAACACTCATAGATAAGATTGATTGCAAGCTTGCAACTCTTGGGAGTGCTTTATATGGGAATGTTGCATTCATGTTAAATAACTCCATACCAGCAAGTGTAATAATTGACTTGCTGATTTACAAAAGAATCCTTACCTTTAGACAGGCAAATTCTACCTATTGTGAGGATTATACGATTGATGACATAGCAAGTAAAATAAACATTCTAATATACAAATAGTCATGGAGTGCACAAATTGTTTCAGTGGATGTGTAAGCACCACGTCAGATAAATGTGTAAAATATACAGGAACCGACATAACCTTTCTTGGAATATCTTCCGGGGATACCCTAAATTCTGTTGAAAAAGCAATAACAGACTACCTTGCCACTGTTTATACAGGAGAAGGCATCCTTCCAACAATAGATCCTTCCTATTTGTGTACGGTGGTGAGTCAATATTTTCCTGTAGGAACTCCTACTGCTGTAGATATCCTCACCGCCATCATTAGGGCAGTTTGCGATATTGAAGCAGAAATTGTTGTAGAAAGAGCAAGAATTGACGTAATAGAAGATACCTATACTGTAGGAGATTGTCTTACGGTTGACCCTGATGCAGGAACACACGCTGTTCTTGAAGCTGTCATGGCAGAACTCTGCGATGTTGTTGATGATATTACCACTATCAATAATCTTCTTGCAACATGCATTACCACCAGTACAATTGATACCTATATTCAGAATTACATAAACACCATTACAGCTTCCACATACATGTACAGCAAGATGGTGCCTTATGTTATCTATCCGTTTTATCCAACGGCTGCTGTATTAGCCTCTTTTTCAGTAAATGGAATAGGTTCAGGTGCATGGGATAAAGTGTATATGTGTAATGGAGAAAATGGCACTCCTGATCTGAGAGGAAGAAGTCTCATAGGCGTTACAAATAATGTAGGAGGAGGGGCATTCCATGTTGATGTTGATCCTGCTTTAGGTAATCCAACCTATACACTTGGTACAACAGGAGGAAAAAATACCATCACTCTCTCTGCGGCCGAGCTTGCTGAACATACACACGTTGCTACAGCAGTTGTTACAGATGCAGGCCACGAAACTACAATAAGTTTTAAGAGGAAATCAACAAGCGTAGGAGAAGAGGGAGGTACAGAATGTGCTTATCCAGTTCTTCAAATAGAAGATAAACCGATTACAAACATCTGTAGTGATATCGAGGGTCCTATTACAGCACAAACTGCTATCTCTTATACAGGAATTACAGTAGCAGTTACAAATGCTGTTAATGCTGGAGCAGGATCAGCTCATGAAAATGTTCATCCTGTATATGCTTGTTACTACGTGATGTATTTACCTTAATATCAATTAGTTCATGACTGTTGTTGATCTGAAGACCTGCGAATATTTCTTTCTTCCAGTTAATCCATTGTGTGTTACAACAACCACTACAACTACAATTGCTTCAACTACAACAACCACCTCAAGCACTTCAACTTCAACAACAAGCACTACTTCCTCTTCCACTACAACATCTTCAACAACTACCACAACCTCTTCTTCTACCACAACAACAAGTACATCATCTACAACCACAACAACAACTACCGCTGCTCCTATTATTGAATGTTTGAATGGGCTTGTCATTGAAACTATTTACTTAGCAACTACAAATGATTTAGCTCTTCTTCCATCTGGATATAATTATCCATGCCCATCAGGAACAATAGGTGCTCATGGATGTAATAGGGCATTCTTTGAATTGTATGGAAATGGAGTTTATATGGCTGATAGCCTGATGAATAATGCTCGTGGAACGGGAGGAGCAATTACTTATTCTGGAAAGAAGACTTGTACTGATTATTATAACACTCCTGATTATTTAACAGGAGGAGCATGGACAGGTCATCCATTTTCGAGATATTCAAGAACAGTATTAACAGAACAACAGGCTATTGACATAGCTGCTGCTGGAGGAGGAGGAACCACAATAACAGTATCATTCTTGGCAGCTATGACGACTTACTCTTGTTCATGTGACAATAATTCTCAACCTCATAAGGATGTAACTTGGTTAAGAATTTCCACTGCTGAGGGAGTTGTACTCTATAATGGTTGTATTAGTGGGAGTAATCTATATACTATAGACGTTTGCTATCCTGAAACCTAAAATCAAAATAAAATGGCATATATAAGTGTATATATAAAACTCACCATAGCTGGAATAAGTGTTGGTCCATTTGATCTCTATTCTGATGTAGATAATTTTGCAGATGCTTTCGATGAAGGAATAACGAGAGAGGATCTTATTGCAGGATATACATCTAATCTTGTACCTGAAGGAACTACACAGATAAAGATTCAATCTCTCGGGTTATGTACAAATTACATAATAGTTGATGTTGCCCCTCCAGCTACACCAACTACAACCACTACTACATCTTCAACAACAAGTACCTCTACAACAACAACTACCACTACATCAGTACCTTTAGTTTGTACAGTTTATGCTGATGATTGCGAGACTACTTCATGTGTAAAAACAGCTGGTCGAATTTTAATTAATAGTGTAACAGCATTTACATGGGCATCTTGGGACTCTCTGCCTAAATCAACAAATTTATTTCCCTCTGCTGGAGATGAGATAACAATAGAGGCTGATTGTTATGCAGGAGGGTCAGGCTGTGTTGGAATTACTCCTATTATCTCTATATCTGTTGATGGAACTATATGTGCCTCAGCCATAGATGATGAGACAACATATACATTTACCTTCGCAGGAGAAACATCGATTGAAATACAACCAAGTTGTATTGCTCCATAATATAATCAACTACTATATTAACAGATTCCTCTCAATATCGTATTGGGAGGAATTTGTGTTTTAATTAAATTAGTTAAAGAGATTAATAATTCTAATTAAAAATAATTTGACTTTTCCTCAAAAAGTTTATACCTTTATATTTATTTTCATCTAAGGCTATGACATTTAGATATTTGATTAGTTCTGTGAGAGGGCTTCATAAATTGCTATCTACGGATAACATATTGACAGACAGGGTTATAATGTCTGAATTGAAGAATAATGGCCTTCTCCTTCTGAAGAGAGAAACAAACCTTCGAAGACTTTGGGCCACTGACACCATTTTCACAACGATCTCCTGCATGGAAATGGTGGAAGCTTCCACCTCAGAATGTTGTGGAAATGTAGACCCCTGTAAAATAGCAAGAAGCAAATATAAACTCCCTCGCATATGTGAAGGTAATTATGCCTATCTCATACAAGGAGTTTATTCCATAAACGCAATGAGTGGAAAAGGAAAAAAGTTAAAGGAGATTACAATAAACAGATATACAAATCTTCTTAAACTCCCTCTCATAAAGAAAGAAGAATATTATTTCATCTCAAATGACTACCTCTATGTGACAAATCCAATGATACAGGCCATAAGAGTGAGTGCATTATTTGAGGAAGACGTACCTAATGATCTAATGTATCCTGACTGTGGTTGTGGAGGAGCACCTTCTACGGATGACTTATGTAAGAATCCTCTTGATAAGGAGTCTTTTATCCCCGGATATCTTGAGAAGCAAGTGTTACAAATGACTTCTCAGGCCCTCCTCACTACTTATTTTCAGTTAAGAACCGATAGTCAATTGAATGGAATGGAAGAACAAACTAATATTCAAAAAGAATAGGAGATATTTAATTGAGAACTGCTACGGACTGGAGGTCATCAAGTAAAGAAAACTACAAAGACTTTAAAAGAAAACATCCAAGCATATCTATCACTTATGAGCAATGGAAAGGTTTCATTTACGAGTTTAATGAATCATTCAAGGAGTATATTCTTGAGACAGGAGATAAAGTTAAATATCCATTCGGTTTTGGAGAATTTGCAATAGGGAAGAGAAAGAGGAGAAAATTCATTATAGTAAATGGTCAACAGCACATAACCCTTCCTGTAGATTGGAAGAAGACGATGGAGAAAGGAAAGGTAATTTACAATTTCAATTTTCACACGGATGGTTATTATTTTGGATGGCATTGGTTTAAGAATACAGCAAGATTTAGGAATGTTGATTTATGGTATTTTAAAGCAAGCAGGAGTACATCGAGACTCCTTGCTCATTATATAAAGGTGGATGAAAAGTATCAACATCTTTATAAAGAGTGGTATGTCAATAAGACACCAATAATTAAGGACAATGTAAACTAAGAAAATATGTCATACTACTATCGTTATAATTTCACATCTCCTGAACCAATCTATGCGATAATTCGTGAGGAATTTAAATCGTATTATGATACAGGAGCAATAGATGATTTGCTTTTTCCAACCTATCTCAATAAAGCTCTTAATAAACTTGGTAGATCATCCTATGTAATCAGTGAGGAGATACTCTATATTGAGGACTTCGAATCTCGTCTTCCTGATAATTTCTATGCAGTGAGGGAAGCTTGGGCATGTACGGAGATTCCCGGGTATCCATATCAGATACCAAATTCCTTTTATTCTCAGGCAGTTTCTGCATCCACCATTCAAATATCTCCAATGGTGGTTGATGGTCAGCCATGCAATGAACCTACATGTCCAAATGACAATTGTGATCCTTGTATGCCAAATCTTGTACAGGCAGTTTATAAGAGCAACAATGAGTTCACGAGAACCTTTTACAGAGAATATCTCTTGAAGCCCGGAACTATTTCTGCAAAACATCAATGCGATGTAGAATACACATCTTCTTGGGAAAATGTATCAAGAATTCATCAGAACACTCCTTTCTCTTCTTTCTATGACTCTTTTGATATAAGAGGTAACAAGTTTGTAACGAATTTCAGGACAGGAGTGGTTCATCTCGTCTTCTATGCCACTGAGTATGATAATGTTGGTTCTCAGATGATTCCTGACAATTATAGAATTAAGGAATATGTGGAAGCATTCATTAAATACAAATTAATGGAAATGCTTACCAATCAGCTAACTGATGAAACTTTTGCCCAGCTTCAGACAAAACTTGCTTATTACAAGCAACTCTATGAAGAAGCCTATATACTCGCAGATATAGAGATAAAAAAACAAGATATCTGGAGCAAACAGAGAAGAATTAAGCAAGATCTGAACAGACA